TTGGCCTCGCACAGATGCCCCCGATGGCAGCACCGCCTGCCCCGGCTCCGGCCCCTGCGGCAGCACCCCCGATGGCAGCACCGCCTGCCCCGGCTCCGGCCCCTGCGGCAGCACCCCCGATGGCAGCACCCCCGATGGCTGCGCCTGCCCCTACCCCTGCCCCTGCGGCTGCACCGCCTGCCGCCGCTGGCGGCTTCACGACCGAGGCGCTGGCCGCTCAGGTGCAGGCGTACGCGGTGAAGTACACGCCGAAAGCCGCGAAGGCCAAGTTGGCGGAATATGGCTACGCGGGTGCGCAGTCTGTGCCCGCAGAGTTCATTCCGTTCATGATGCAGCACCTCGCGACGTAAGCCGTGACCGGGGAACGCGAACACCGCAAGTACAGTCCATCCCAAGCCGACCGCAATGCGCTTTGCTTGGGATCGTCAAACCTTATAGCGCGCGTTCCCCAATCCCCACCTTCCCGCTATGCGCAGGAAGGAACCAACGCACATGCCGTACTTCAAGCGGCGCTAGAGAACGGCATACGTGACGCCGAAACCGCGCACCGCGATTACTGCTACCTGTTTGACGTAGACCTAGACGACGGCACGAACGAATTTTACCTAGCTGTCAACACCGCATTGAACTACATATACGAACTGTGGGAAACATATCCCGACGCCGAAGTTTGGATAGAAGAATTTGTACACGTCCCGACGAACAACAAGCCGGGCGAAGCTGACGGGCACGTAGACTTCGCGCTGTACGTTCCGCAACTGCGCAAAGCGTACGTGATAGACTACAAGCACGGCGCAGGGATCACGAAAGAACCTAACTGCCGACAGCTTAAGCAGTACGGCGCAGGCATCGTGTACGGCCTGCTTGCCGACGTGCCCGACTTGGACGATATCACCTTGGTTATCATACAACCGCGTGCGTTCCATAAGCAGGGACCGATACGCGAGTACCAGACGAACGCACTCGAACTGTGGAACTACTTGACCGAACTTGACGACGTGATCGCCAAGGCCGAACAGCCCGACGCGCCCTTGACGCCCGGCGAAGAACAATGCCGCTTCTGCGACGCGGCGGCGTTCTGTCCGGCGCAAGAGTTGCGCGCGGTGCGCGTGGCAGGCAGCGCATTCAGTCAGATACAGGACGTCGCCCGCCGCGAGTTAACGCCCGCACACCTCTTGGACTTAGATCGGCTTGCCCTGATCCGGGCGCACGCGCACACCCTACGCAAATGGCTGGATACGGTTGACGACCGCTGCTATGAACTGGCGCGGGCTGGCCACCATATCCCCGGCGCGAAGCTTGTCGAAGCTGCGCCTAAGCGCCGGTACTACGGCGAAGAAAAGGACGTCGCGCACAAGCTGGCGGCGTTGCTTGGCGAACGCAACCTGACAGACGGCGTGCACCAGATATACGCGCTGTTCGACGCGTACCCCGCGCTTAAAACCATGTTCCGACCGGGCCTTGTGCCGCTCACGACGGCTGAAAAGCTAGTCGTAGAAGCGTACAAGAAACGCGTGGGGCGCGGTAAGAAGAAATTGGCGGCAGAGGATGCACGGCAAGCGTTTGCATTCCTGACGCTTAAAGACACTAACGGCACTTTCACCCTTGTGGACGACAGTGACGAACGACCAGCGGTGAACCTAGTACAGAACACCTTTGCACAGATCAACGCCGCTGCACTACCCGCACCTAAACAGTCCTGACAGATCAGCACAGAGGAACGACAAATGACTACGACTATCGTGAAAGACAGCATTGTTGGCGACGCGTGGATTGCGCAGACGTCGCAAGCCGTGCCCGTGCAACGCGTGATCGACCCGAAGACGGGACAGCCGACAGGCGATATCCTGACAGGCCCCGTGCGACTGGCGTTTGACACGCTGTTCGAACTGCCGAAACCGTCGGCGAAGATCGAAAACCCCAAGTACGGCGCGTCGGTATTGTTCACCCCGTACGCCGACTTCACCATCTTTTATGAAGAATACTACAAGGTATGCCAGCGCGAGTTTCAGGATCACTACCAGAACGGCCAATACTACGGGCTGCACTCGCCGTTCCGTGACCAAGCGGAGAAGATGAAGTTCGGCGGCTTCACGCCCGGCTGTATCTTCATGACGTGTACCAGCAAGTTCAAGCCGGGCGTCGTGGACACGATGGGCAACCCGATACTCGATCAGTCGAAGGTTTATCCCGGCGTGTGGGCTATCTGTTCGGTGTCGCCGTACGCGTTCAAAGACCCGCGCAAGAAAGGCGTGGCCTTCGGGCTGCAAAGCGTGATGCTTATCGGCGACGATACGAAGTTTGGCGGCGGCGCGCCCGACCCGAACACGACGTTTGGCGGCGTCAAGGGCGCAATCCAACGCCCGGTCATCACGCCCGGCGTCTTGAACCACATGCCGTCGGGACCGCAGCAAGGCGGGATGCCGCCCGGTGGCGGTATGCCCCCGCCGCCGATGGGCGGGACGTACGCTGCGCCGCCCGTGCAGCCGAACGTCAACCCCGGCCAGCCGCCCATGGGCGCGCCGCCGCACAGCTACCAGCAACCGGCCTACCAGCCGCAGCCGCAGACGGGCTACCAGATGCCCGGCCAGCCTGCCGGTGACCCTCGTGGACCTGTCCCTGCGGGCTTCACGTCGTGGGCAGAGTACGACGACCTGATGGGCGGTTAATCGTGACCGACACGCCCGCCGCACATATCGACTTCGAAACGCGAAGCACGACAGAGTTGAAAGCGGCGGGCGTGTACCGCTATGCCGAAGACCCGAACACATGGCCGTGGGGTTTTCGGTGGCGCATTGGGAACACTGGCCCGATGCACGAATGGCAACCCGGCTTTCCTGATCCGGTGGAACTCCTCTGGCACATATACAACGGGCATAAAGTCACGGCGCACAACGCGGCGTTTGAGCGTACCATTTGGAACAACGTCGTGTGCGCGCGTATATGTCCGCACTGGCCACGCATTCGCATCGAACAGCAAGATTGCACTATGGCGCGTGCCGCCGCTATCGCGCACCCTCAATCGCTAGACGGCTTGGGCACCGCGCTCGAAACCGACATGCGTAAGGACGGTGAAGGGCACAAGTTGATGATGAAGATGGCGCGCCCGCGCCGCTTCAATGCCGACGGTTCGATCACATGGTGGGATGACCCGCAAGACGTGCGCCGCTTGATGGACTACGCCGCTACTGACGTCGTGGTGGAAACGCAAGCGGATGAAATGTTACCGCCACTGTCCGAAGACGAATACCGTGTGTGGTGTTTGGATCAGACGATTAACGAACGCGGCGTCGCTATCGACATGCACGCAGTGCAGATATGCGCCAGTGTCGTAGAGTACGCGAAGAAACAGAACGACCGTATCATGCGCGATATCACGAACCGTGAAGTCGCGAAGTGCACGAACGACGCGAAGATCATCGCATGGCTGAACGCGCGCGGCGTTCCCGGCGACAGTCTAGCGAAAGGTGAAGTTGACGACGTTATCTTTCTCGCGCAAACACGTGACGACGAACCCGCGTATAAGGCTATCAAGCTGCGGCAAGCGGCATGGAAGACTAGCACCGCCAAGTACAAAGCGATGATGGCGTGCACGTGCAGTGATCTAGCCATACGTGGTATGCTTAACTACCACGGCGCGTCTACAGGCCGATGGGCCGGGCGTCTGGTGCAGCCGCAGAACTTGCCGCGCGTTGATCCAGACGACAAGGTACTTGCAGGCAAGATCGAATATCTGCACGCACTGATACAGGACCGCCGCAACACGCCGCGCGACATATACGACGGCTTGGCCATCGTGTACGGCGACCTAGCACCGCTGGACATTCTGTCAAAGGCACTGCGTTCCATGTTCGTCGCGCGCCCCGGCAAGAAGTTTGTCGGCGGCGACTTTTCGAATATCGAAGGACGCGTGAACTCTTGGTTAGCGGGCGAGGCGTGGAAGCTGCAAGCGTTCCGCGACTACGACAACGGCACAGGCCCCGACCTGTACAAACTGGCGTATGCGCGTTCGTTCAACGTGCCTGTCGAGAGCGTCGGCAAGGGACAGAAGCGCCAGATAGGCAAGGTGCAGGAACTCGGGCTAGGCTTTCAAGGCAGCATTGGCGCGTATATTACCATGGGCGCGACGTACGGCGTCAACCCGTTCGACCTGTCGTGGCCCGTGTACAACGCCACGCCGTCGGCGCAGTGGGACGCGACCGCCGCGCAGTACCATCAGAAAGGCGTGACGAAACACGGGCTGTTCGAACGTGAGTGGACCGCGCTTAAGATACTGGTGGACAACTGGCGCGCCGCCAATCCCGCCGTCGTGCAGTCGTGGTGGAACTACCAAGACGCGGTTATCGCCGCCGTCGCCGCGCCGGGCACCGTCGTGTATCCAGAACACACGCGCTTAATTCAATACTACTCGGATGGCCGTTACCTCTGGTGCGTGCTACCAGACGGGCGGCTGTTGTGCTATCCGTCGCCGCGTCTGGTTGTCGAAGACGAAGAATACTACAACGCCCGCAACGAACTCTGCGTACGCACGCGCCGCAAGGTGTCGGTTATGGGTATCGACAGTCGTACTCACCAGTGGACGCGGTACTATCTGTACGGCGGGCTTCTGTGCGAAAATATCGTACAGGCCACGGCACGGGACCTGATGAAAGACGCGATGTTCCGCGCCGAAGCGGAAGGCTTCACGCTGATCCTGACGGTACACGACGAACTGTTGAGCGAAGTTGACAAACACAGTAACTACCATACCGAAGAACGGTTTGCGGAACTAATGGCGCGTAAGAAGCCAGTGTACGACGGTCTGCCCGTGTCAGTGGGCGCGTGGACGGATACACGCTACGTTAAGTGAGGGGCACTATGGAATTGCCATACAGGCAACAACGACTGCATGAAGTCATGTTTCGTGCACCGCAAGGTGACGACGTAGAGATACGCGTCATATACGGCTACGTGTACGACGCGCAAAGCGAAGCGAACACCATGGCGAAACAAGCAGGCGGCGTGCGCTACATGCAGCAGAGTCTTGGCCCGGTCATCAAGCGATTGAACGAAAGACTGGTTGAAGACAAGCTTGTCATTCGTCCCGGCAAGACGAAGCAAACGTACAGGCTAGACACTCTAAGCGCAGTCAGGTGACGCATGAGCAAGTTGCAGGCGGCGCTTGCGTGGGCTGCGCGGGGTTTCCCCGTCTTTCCACTTGTGCCGAATAACAAAGAACCGCTGCACGACGATTGGCCGTCAGTCGCGACGACAGACCCCGCCGCAATCCGCGCCATGTGGACCGACCCCGTATTGGGCATTGAACGCGACTGCAATATCGGCACGTTGTGTACGGATATGGTTGTCGTAGACGTTGACGTGAAGAACGGAAAGGACGGACATAATGAATACATGCAACTCGGTGGAACGTACGACACGCTTGTTGTTCAAACTGCTAGTGGCGGATACCACTGCTATTTCGAAGGCCCGGATAGTGCAAACATTTCTATCAGTGATGCCGTCGATATCCGAAGTCATAACGGTTTCGCAGTCGCGCCCGGTTCGACAATCGACGGCGTACCGTACGTTGTCGTCACAGACCGCGAACCGGCATGGGTTCCGCTTGCCGTCGAGAAGCGATTGCAGCCGCCGTATGCGCGCACGTACGCGGGCGAAACAGAAGCGATTGACAGCCCCGCCGCAATCGAAGCGGGTATCCGCTTTCTTGAAAGCGCACCGCCAGCGATAGAAGGACAGCGCGGCGATGAAACCACGTTCGTAACTGCGGCGCGACTGGTGCGTGAACTGGCCTTGTCGGTTGACACGGCGTTCAACCTTATGGCGACGTATTTCAATCCGCGCTGCGTGCCGCCGTGGAGTTTAGACGAACTACGTGGGAAGGTCGAAAACGCCCACGCCTACGGGACGGCGGACCACGGTCGCCTAGACCCCTCTGTCACCTTTGCCACCGTGAGCGTCCAGCCCCCGCCGTCGGTGTTCGCCCAGATCGGTACGGTCTTTGGGAACGCCACGGCCACCGGATCGTTGCCGCCCCGCCCGTGGATGGTAGACCGGCTGCTGATGCTGCACGAGAACACCCTGCTACTCGCGCCCGGCAGTGTCGGCAAGTCGTCTGTCGTGCTGGCAGTCGCCGCGCACCTCGCCGTGGGTCGCGACTTCAATACGTTCAAGACGCACGTCAAATGCAAGTCAGTGATTTACAACGGCGAAGACGATGTGAACGAACAGACGCGACGCCTGCTTGCCTTGTGTATCCAGTACCGGCTTGACTACGACGTGGTACGACAGAACGTCATGCTGCTGTCGTCGGATCATATTGACTTGCGGCTAGTCGGTGCGCAAAGCAACACACCGTACCGTAACGACGCGATGTACCGACAGCTTATCGACGTGCTGTCAGACCCCGACGTGGGCATGTTCGGCGCTGACCCTCTGGTGGACATGCACACGGTGGACGAAGGGAACAACGTCCATATGAACTTCGTCATGCAGACGTTCAAGCACGTCGCACGTGAAGGCAACGTGTGCAACCTGATAGCGCACCACACGACGAAGGGCAACGGCGCGCGCCAAGAGGAACGCATAGGTAACATGGATATCGCGCGTGGTGCATCGGGCATCGTGTACAAAGCGCGCATCGCGTACACGCTGCTTAACGCGACGCAGCAAGATTGCGAAGACTATGGGATGCAGGACGCCGACCGTGGCCTGTACGTTCGACTGGACGACGCGAAGATGAACTTGGCGCTTGCGACGAACAAGCCTATCTGGTTCAAGCGCGAAACGGTCAACCTAGCGAACGGCGATGCCGTCGGCGTGATCCATCCGGTACAGATGCAGAAGAACACAAGTAACATGCGTATGCGTCTTGCCGATATCCTCATGGACACGATGACAGTTAACGCACAAGCTACCATGACGATAAGTCAGGCAGTCGCGGTGATCAAAGCGACCGAACCGCTGTACGCGAATAAAACCGACGTTGACGTGAAGAAAAGACTTGAAGGGCTGTTCGCAACTGCTGTACAAGTAAAGGGTAGAACACTGCACGCGCGCCGTGAGGGCGAAGGTGCGAAGGCCACGCTTCTGATCGTTATGGAGTGACGCACATGTCAGATATGCTCGTTAAGAACGTAAACCGCAACGCCGCGACGGACAGGCTGCGTGCGTACTTCTTGAAGCAACACGAAAGCGGGCAGTACGCGAAAGAGTGGACCGAAGGCGAGTTCACGCTAGACGGCGACTTTGTGCTGTCTGAAATGGTGGACGCAGTGTTGGGGGTTCCTGATGGACAATGAACGCTACATCGTGCATATCCACTTTTCGACGCGCCCCGGCGTGTGCATGTGGATTGCCTCGCTTGACGGCGACGTGACTACCGACGTCACGTGCGCTTTCGAGTTCACCGACATGACCGATGGTATCGAAGCGGTAGTGAGGGCGTCACAAGCCGAAGCTGACAGGACACAAAGCCCAGACCTGTTCGTTAGCGCAAGCCGCGACACCCTCACGTCAGTGCCTCTGCCGAAGGCGTTGCAACGCAGCGTCTAATCGTGCCGGCTTCGGCCGCAGAAGATTAAACTGCGGGATCTTGCCCGATTAAACCCTGTCGATCGGAGAAGCCATGAAGGTCAATACCGAATGCCTAGAGTGCGGCCAGCCCTTCAAGGCGCGGGCCTACGGCGCTGACTTCTGCGGCGCGGCCTGCAAGCAGAAGTTCAACAACCGGCGCGCCACCCGTGGGGCGCTGCTGTACGACCTGACAATGGCGGAACTCGAATCGACCTCGATGTTCGAACGCTACCAGCTTGCCGGGCGCAAAGACCTCGTGATCGCAGCTTGGCGGAAGGAAGATGAGGGGCGGCGGCGGACGACGAAGATGATCCACCGCATCCACGAAGACACGTTCTACGTTACGGCTAAACGTCTTTCTTGATCAGCGCGTTGACTAGCGCGTCAAGTCGTGTGTTCGTCTGCGTCGTGTGCGAACGTACTTCTGTCGCCAGACCTTGAAGCGCAGTTTGCATTTGCGCGATATAACTGTCCAGATCGGAACGCTTGCTGTATTCGTCGCGGACGCGGTTGATACGTTCGTGCAGAACTTTCGCCTCTTTGTCGGCTTCCGCACGAACGCTTTCAACCTTGTCGGTAAACCAGTTCGTCAGCGAACGGTCGCGGGCGATGACGCCCCCGACCAGCACCAGAAGCGCAATGGCCGTCCCGATGACCCACTGCAATTCGGGCGACATGCTACTTCGTGCCGAACTTGGCGAAGATGCCACCCGACACGCCGACCATGGACGCCAGCATGGTTGACAGGCCGACCAGCGAAAACTTGATCGTCAACCAGTCTACGCCGTCGAAGGTGATCTTGATCCAGCCCAAGCCCCACGCGGCCAGCAGGCCGGGCAGTGCCGACGTGGCGTAGATCGCGATACGGGCAAACACGTTCTGCAAGATGCTCTTGATCATTCCGTTGTTCCCTAAGTTGCGTACGTGTTGTTGAGATAACCCGGCGACCCTTGGCCGTCAAGCTTCGTTGGTCGAAGGCTTCCCGTTCAGTTCCCGGAAGGGCAACAGCACCTTGGGATGGTTCGACGTGATTGGCCACCTCGACGCGATGCAGCGGTCAACGGCGATAGGCTTCACGTTCGCCATGTCGCCTTGGTTGCCGCCAAACACCAGATAGTGTTTGCGGTCGCGCGTGATGCCCATCGCGTACCCCACGTGCCCGCCGCCTTGGCGTACGAACACCAGCACCGAACCGTAGTACAAGCCGCGTTCGCCGAACAGCGCCCAATTCCGCGCCCGATAGGGGTTCTTCCCAAGCGCGCCGGGACGCGGTTCTTTCGGCAGTGCGTTGAACATGGACGTGTCCACCGCGTCGCCGCACCACGGCAGCTTCTTCGGGTCGCCAAGCGTCTTGCCGCCGTCGGACCGAAGATACGCACGTATCGCCGCGTTGTCGCGCACCTCGTGCAGACCTTCGATCTTTTTCAGGTCTTCGATCCACGGCAGTTTCGGAAGTTTAACGTTCGTCGTCATGACTTATCCTTTCGCTGTTAATGTATCACGGCCAAGTTAAGCATGTTGCTGTCGGCGATTTGCACCGCACCAACGCTAGACACACCAACGTTGCATGTCGCCGTGTTGACACGGAACTGCGTCGTCGTCTGCGTGAAGTCGTACGACGGCGACACGAAGCCAATCGGCACGCCGACAATACCGACCGACGTTCCCACGACTTCGTAGTTCGCGTTGTCCATCGCGGTCGCCAGCGTGATAAGGTACTGACCCAGCGCCACCCTCTGCACGCTGAAAACATTCTCGTCGTCAAACACACGCGCCCGGATAGTCACGTTGCCGCTCGTGGCACCCGACGCCGCGTCCTGCACAGTAAACGTGTTCGCGCCGGTCACAGTGACTACATAGTACCCGTCAGTGGCCGTACCGCTCGTGAAGTCAAGCAGCACTTTCATACCAGTTGACAGACCGTGCGCGGCGTACGTCACCGTCACCGTGTTGCCCGCACGCGAGTACGTGCCGCCAAGCTGAGTGCATGACATACGCAACCGTGCCTTGACGCCGGACTTGCGGCCTTTGCGCGGCGTCAACACGTACGCCCATTCCGCAGTCGTGCGCTGCAACACGGTCAATTGCCAACCGGGCGGTACGCTCACCGGGGCGTTTGCGGCCAAGCCTTCCAGATTGTCGCCCGCTGCCGGATACACGTTTATATCCGCCGTGGACGCCGCAGGGTTGATGATAACACACTGCCGCCCTGTTTCGTTCACAACAGGTTCGGGCAGTGTCACGCCAGACAGCGACGACACCGCATCGCAGTATGCGAACAGCACGTTGTTTGCGAGTAAGCCTTGGCCTTGCGCGTTCGTGCCCGGCGTGTGCGCAGCTACGCCGCCCGCTGTACGCAAGGCGATGGCAAGGGCGCTGAACTCCAAGTTGACAAGCGAGTTGATGACCGACGCCAACCCAGCAAGATTTTCGGATTTGAGCATGTCGCCAGTGCCGGGGCCAGCAGCGCCCTTCTCCACCAGCTTCAACGCGCGCCCTGCAAGCACGTCGGCTACAACGTCGGTACTGATATGTGCCGTCAGCGTACCGTACAGTTCGCCGCCGAAAGTGTACTGATCCGACGGCGAAAGGATGATGCCGCTAAACCATGCGCCGCGCTGGCGCACCATGCTGTTTTCTTTGGCAACGGCTTCGTCGCGCGCAGCTTGCGCTTCTTCCTTGTATTGAAGCGCGAGTGCCGCGTTTTGCTGCGCGTTGGCCACGTCGGCGGCGTTCGGTCCCGCTTTGATCTTGCCGCCTTCGTAGATCAGCGCAGTGCCTTCTACAAGTTCGTCAATAACAGCGTTCGTGTCCACAAAGCGCGGACCAAGCGTCAACGAACGAACGGCCTGTTCGTACATTTGCGCGAACCGTAGCGCCGTTCGGTCAAACTCGCGCGACAGAAATTCCAAGTCGCGTACGGCCCCCGGCGAGGTGTCGGTCATGAAATTCATAAACCGCCGAACCGTGATGAAGTTCGTTTCGTTCACCGGGTCTGCGGCGATAAGCGCGTTGATCTTCGCCAGCAATGAAGCCGTCGGCGTCACCGTAAACGAATTGAAGTTTTCTTCGTCCAGCGTCACGGTGAAGTCAACGTTCTGTACGGCGAAAAGACTTTCCGTGCCGTAGTACACGTACACGTCTGTTTTCTCGAACACCGCAATGTCTACGGGTATCGGAACGTCTGCAACAATCGCTTCAAAGCGCCGTGCTACTCGTTCGTTTGCGACTGCCATGACTTATCCCCCGAATTGCGGTGCGCGTCGGGCTTCGTCCTGCCCCGGTCCCCACCAGTATTCATTGCCACGCTCTTTCTTCTGGTTCGTCTCGCGGCGCTTCCACTTCGAATACGCCTTCGGGTCCGCGAGTTCCTGTAGACGGTCGAACACCTTGCGTTCAAGCATCAGGCGTGCCCACCAGATAGACGTTCCGGGCGTGTAGCGCCGGGCGAACTCGACGGCTTCTGCGCCCGTGTTGGTTTCCACGCCCTGCATGAACTCAAACGTATTACCTATCGTCAGGTTAACCGTATCCCCGATGAAAGACAAGATAGGCCCCGCCGCCACCTCGCCCGGCCCGGCCCCGTATTCGTTGATGCCGTTGAACAGGAAGTCGCCCCACACCGAAAGCGCGCCGCCTGACAGGAACGCCTTGCCGAGGAACGCCATGTTATCCATCGGCAGAGGATCACGCCCGCGCGACACTTCGCGAAGCTGCGTACCAATCGCACCCACCAGCGTCATTCCAGCGCCAAGGCCAGCGTAGAAGGCAACCCGTCCTTTCACCGTCGGGGCCATCATGCCAAGACGCCCGTAGATCATCGCGAACGATATCGGGAAATTCTTGTACATGCTGAACGAATACAGCAGTGCGCCCGGCAACGTGTCAGGACGCGTCGTACTTTTCAGCGCAACGCCGCCCTCAATCGTCGCCTCTGGCACCATGGCTTTGCTTTCGTCGTACATCATGCCTTGGAACTTGCGGAACAGCGCGTCGCGGTTCGGCACGTCAGATTTAAGCACGTCGATTGGCCGAAGAAACTGCACGCCCGTGCGCGGTTCCCACGCTGGCATCTTGCGCATGACGTCCCATTCGTCGCGCGTGATGCCGTAGCGTTGCATCAGTTGACGGAACGGCAGATTGTCGAAGTCAGTACCACGTGCCCGATGCAACATGCCCATGAACTCGGATTGCACCGTCCAGCGCGCAGCGCGCGTGTGGCCCGCCATAAGCGAAAGACGCATCGTTGTTTCAGACAAGTGGCGGCTGAGGGCCGGGCCGACGGTCGCGACGCCCGACCACCGCGACGCCGCGTACGTCGCCATGACCGCCTGATCCATCACGAAGCCGCTTTGGTTCGCGATGACGCGTTGAAAGTCTTTACCGTCTGCCAGCGACCGCAGCGGGTCCATGACCAAGGCGTTCAAGTACGTCTTCACGCCGTCGAACAGACCCATGTTGTTCAACGCCCGCACGGCCACCGTCTGCATGAAGTCGCCCGGTATGGCGAGGAACGACGCGCTGCCAAGCTGCGCCGCCGTCAGTATGTTTGACGTGCCAGTGACCAGCGCGCCGAAGTTGCTGTGCGGGTCCATCGGGTTTTGCCGCATGATCGTTTCGAACATGGGTTCGAACTTGTTCTTCAAGACGGCTTCCGCGTGCGCCAATTCTTCCGAACCAATCTTCGCCGCTTCCTTGCGTACGATAGACGCGATGTTCATCGCCGTCATTTCAGGGTTCGGGCCGAACGACTGCACCAGCGCAATCTTGTGCGACATGTCTTCGATATGGCGCACCATCGTATCGAACGGGTTGCCGTCACCGTACGCTTGATGCACCTTAAGCCAACTGTCCGCATTCTTGTAGTGCATGAAGCGGTGTTGGTCGATCAGGTTGCCGACTGCCCGACCGCGCCCGCGAAACGCACTGACGTCAATCTTGGACGCGCCGTCAGATACCAACGTGTCGTACACCTTGTCCAGCACCGCTTGCCGGTCCTTCGGCGCAATCATCTTGCCGTCGGGCCAGCGCGTCTTGTTCCAGTCGAGTTCGTCAAGGTGCATCTTTACCCATGCATCCCGGCCACCCTTGGCGACGCGAACGGCGTTCTGTGCCTGCGGCAGATAGCGGGACAACTTGTTCATCGTACCGCCTGCGGCGTTCATCAGGTCCACCGTCAGATCGGCAACCTTCAACCACGCGTCCGCAACCGCCTTAGCGTGCATGTCGCCTGTGGATACGCCTAGCACCTCTCGGATGACGTTGGGCAAGTGCGCCTTGCCCTTCTGCCGACCGAACGCGCCTTTGCCGATGACTTCAAGCGTATCGTTGAAGATGGAATACAACTGCCCGCGCACAACGTCCCGCGCCGTGGCGTAGGATATGCCCTTAAAGCGCGGGTCATGCTCGATCTTGGATACGGCGGCACGCGCGATGGCTGTACCCTTTGAACCGCGCTTGCCGTCCATCAGAAACTTGGACACTGGCGCGTCTGCGCCTTCCTTGATGAGTGCGATGTTGTCTGCTTGCTGCGCCAGCATCGCGGCGCTACGCTTGGCACGCTCTTGCGCTTCACGCGATAGCTGCGTGAACAAGTCTTTCATCGCCAACATGCCAGCCGTGCCCACGTCCTTACCGGCGTCGGCGTGGCCTTTCATCAGACCGTCGAATTGATCCGTAAGCTGCTTAATGCGCTTGTGGCCGAAGCCGCGCGCCTTAAGCCCGTCTCTTACGCAGGCGGTGAACGACGCGGCATCGAACATGTTTTTAGCGCCTCTAGTTCGTATTCGGTTTCTTTGTTCGCTTCAAGCATTTCGCGAACACTTACTTCTTTCACACTGCCGTCGTCCAACTCCATGAACACACGATCAGCGTCAATGTCGAACTCGTGGTTTCCGACGGTAAGCTTTCCGTCAGCTTCCTTCCCGAACAAGTTCTTAATCGTGTCGCGAAACGCTTCCAATCCTTCGTCAACAAGCTTCGCTTCGTCTGTCAGGACGCGGGTCGCCGTATCCGCCGAAGTCGCACCTGTCTGTTCGGGCGTGGCCCGCCGCAAGACGGGCGCTCTATCGGCCAGGGTCACGGCGGTGTCGTAGTCTGGCAACGTGTTCTTTGCGGGCGCTTCGATATCGTTGCGCCCGCGTTTGTACGCGCTCCACACTTCGTCCATAAGCGCCGTGTCTGGCGTCCACTCGCCTTGTGCGCGGGCGTGCGCGCGACCAAGCAACGGCGCAAGATCGCGCATCTGTTCGTCTGCTTTCGCCAACTCGCGCCGCACCGTCGCAATGTCTGGCGTTTCTTTCTGCTCGCTAAGTTTCAACACGCGTTCTTTGTCCGCGCGTGCTTCTGCTATTTCAGCCTTGATGTTCGTCTTGTTCTTTATGCCTTGCACCGACCGGAAGCGCGCTTCAAGCGACGCAATGCGGTTGTCGATTGCTTCGACAGTCTGCGCCACGTCAGCGTCGCGCCCGGTGGCCAGTTCGTCAATCCAGCGGCGGAACGTCTCTTTACGCTCCAACAGCTTTTCGTACCTGTCGAACGCTTGCGGGTCTTGCTGGCGCGCTGCCTGATACCGGCTGTTCGACGTCACGGCGGCTTCGACGTCCACACGCGGCGTCTGCATTTCGGGCGCGAACGCGGCGGCGTCGGTTCGGGGCCGCAGGAAGGCCGGGGGCGGCGCGTCCCACTTATCCAAAGCGTCTGTCACCTCGTTAAGATCGGCAACCGTGCGGGTCTTACCGACCCTGATGCCTGACAGCGGGGCGACGTCCGCTAGGTAGTCCACGTGAGCAGAGGGGTTCGCCTCGATACGTGCGGCCCCGGCTTCAAGCTTAAGCTGATCCGGGGGCGGCAGCGCAAGGGGTTTAGACGGTTCGGCCACCGCGTCGATTGGGGGTGCAGGATCATTCGGCGTTGACCGGAAGAACCGCTTACCTAGCGCGGCCACGCCTTCGCCGACGCCTTGGATAGCCGCGCCGCCCACTGCCGCACCCGCTACGCGCGTCGCTGCGTCCATAAGCCCGTTTGGCAAGCCCATCAACTCGCGGCTTTCTTGGACACCCGTTATCTGGTTCAACGCTTCGATAGCGCCTTGCGAACCGCTTTGCATCAGTATACGACGTGCCGCCGTTTTACCAGCGCCGCCGACGCCAAGCGTCGCGAAGTTTAGCGGGTCTGTCGTCGGGCTGACAGACGCGACCACCGCGCCGACGAACGAACCGAACGCGCCGCCCCATGTACGGCGCTGCGTTTGGTCTGCGATTTCAGCGTCACGCGCGTTCTTCGACACGACTTCAAACATTTGCTTCGAATTGTACAAATGCAGATCAGGACGCGTCGCCTGAATTTCAGCGATGCGTTTGTCGTAGTCAGCAATCGCCTTTGCGTTCTGCGGGTCGATAATCTTCCCGCGTGCGTTGCGCGCCGCGTCGGTGTACGTTCCGCTTAAGTCATAGTCGAACGCGTCGGAAATGGCCGCGTCAGTCATGTTCAAGATCGGTGGATCAGCGATGCCAGCTTCGCGCAGCAACTGCGTCTGCTTCCAGTCTTGTTCGTACATCGCGTATTCTAGACCGTACTGCGCGGCAGTCTTGTACTGCGCGTTCGCACTCGCTTCGTACGACGCGAAGAAACCCGCCAAAGGACCAATAGCCGCTTGGTCTGCGGTTACGGTGCGTGCGTCCTCGTTTGCGTCGAAAAGCGTCGTCACTTGATACGGTTGCCTTCTGCGTCGTACGCCCACATGTTACCGTACTTCTGTTGCAGCGCGAACGTCTCGTCTGCTGTCAACTCACCATCGGCCAGCGCCGCGTTCACGTCTGCCGCCTGTTGCGTCTGTCCAGCCGGTGTATCAGCCGGGTTGCCCGGATCGACAGGCTGCGCAGCCGGGTTGCTGCCAAACTCGTCAATCGCTTGTGCCGTTTTCCTCTCGACAACGGCTTTGATATTGTCCGGTGTCGGCACCAGAATGAACGCTTCCATGCGCCCCGGCGCGCCCGGCTGGCCAGTCACAAGGTAGGTTCCGTCGTCAAGCGCGACTTTGTACTCACCGCCACCGATGGCACGCAACGTCGCTTCGTCTTGCAGGTCGCGCGGGTCCGCAACCGTACCGTCTGCGTAGCGCGGCGGCGTGCGGCTCTTAGACAGTGCCGCCCAATCTTGAACTTCCATAACGCTGAAAGCTTCTTCAATCATTTCGCCAGACAGACCGGGCGGCAGAGTTGTCTTCTCTCCGTTGACTTCCGCCACTGCCGGGTCATCACCGCGCCCGCCCATCACCGCGTCAATGCTGCCTTCGAACGCCGTCGCGTCGAAAGTTCCGACGCCGCCACGTGCGACCACCGTTTCGACGTAGTGAGCAACTGCGGCGTTGTAGATGGACTGCCGTTGCGACGGGGCGATTTCGAACAGCGCGTTACCCGTGGCCGTGGCGAACGCGCTGTTCATTTCCGTTTCACTTGCGCCAATGCTATTGACGATATCCGGGTTTTCGTCAATGCGCTTCTGCCCACGAACAATTTCCGACGCCGTGTCAGCATGTCCGGTTTTCAGTTGTAGCCCGCCTGCGTAGCCGTACGTACCGGCTTTGACGCCAAGTTGCTTCATGCCAGCTTCGGCCATGGCACCGCCCATGTTCTGCACTTGCGTCATAAGCGCAAGCACTTCGTCTGCGGTTCCCTCTTGGATTTGCTTCGTCAGTTGCGAAGCTTCATCCGGCGTGAACGGCTTCATGTCGCCGACTGGAATGCTGTAGTAATCCGCCACGGTGCGCGCTTCCTTGCCGCGCTGCGCCATACCTTCCGGCGTGAAAATGTCGGACAGCATCGTGTTGCCGACACTCTGCGCAAAACCCATCGGGTTTTCGTCAAGTGCCTTTTCCGTCTGGTTTAGAATGTCTTCGCGCGTCTGCACGTCGCCGTACGCAACGTACGTCGTGTTTCCGCTGAAACGTCCGCCAAGCTTGTTGTAAAGCTGTTGCAGCGTCAAAGCGCCGCCGTCTGGACGATAGAACTCCGTCGGGTTTGCCGACGCCGCGCCCGGCATAAGCGCAGCGGCACTCTGGTTCGGGTCTTGCGCCATGCCTTTCAAAAGCGTCGTTACTCCGCCGCCGCCCAAAAAGTGCGCCATGTACAGTTCGCCGTCTGTCGGTTCGCGCCCGGTGACATTGCGGATAATGGCGGCGTTCTCCGCCGCGTACGCGGCAGACAGCAGGATCGACACTTTCGGGTTTCCACGCAGCGCCAAAAGTTCCGCGTCGGACATGGTAGACATGTCGATACCCGTTACCGACTTAACGACGGCAACGTTTGTCGGATTGCGCCCCAACGCAAGCATCGTCCCGTTGACAATCTGCCCGACGCCCTGCGCACTGGACGCGCCCGCGAGGTTCTTAACGTTGTAGTCGATTTCCCCGTTAGGGCCGGGCTTAAGCTGATTGCCGTACTCGCGCCCCACCATACCCGCCAGATACGACGTTGATATGCCGTACGACGTCGCCGCTTCGTCAATCGACGTCACGATGACTTGCGGTAGACCGGCCACGCTTCCGCTGTTGCCTTTGGTTTCTTCGATAAGGCTACGTTGTTCGCTTGGCGGCAGTCCCCGGCTTTGGCGCAGAATTTCTTGGTCACGTGCGATACGCGCCATCCGCGCCTGCGTGACCGGGTTGCCCGACTTGTCTACCATCGACTGTGCCGCGCGGATTTCGTCCTCTGGCAGCAGCATCGTAACGTCGGTCGCGAGGCCTTCAAGGAACTCGACTGCGGCGCGGGCTTCTGCGTCGGCTTTTGTCGATATCGTGGTGCGCGCAGACTTCGCAGTCTTCGTCAGATTGTCAAGGCCCTCGCCCGACAGCTTCGTTGCCCATTCTTCCGTGCCCAGATCGGCGATAATCGCGTCAACTTCTTCTGCCGTAGTCGCCGCGTCAAGCCGCCCTTCAAAGTACGTCTTCGCTGCTTTCTTCGACCACGTGTCAACAGCCGCCGCCTTTGCCGTGGCCGGAATGTTCGAATTAGAATTGATGACGTCAACACCCTGTTGCACCAGCGTATCGTAGTCGCCGGGCGCTAGACGGATGCGGTTGTCAAGGCTGACAAGCGACGTGTTCAACTGGTTTGCAGAGTGTTCTGCGGCGATGCCAAATTCGTACGTCGCAGAACGCGACGACACGTTCGGCAAATTGCCCATCATGCGACGCTTGTATTCCGCGCGCGCCTTGTCGTCTTCGATCAGTTCTGCCTGTTCGTCAACGTACGCGGTGTATTCTTCAACAACACGGTCCTGATACCCCGCGCCGTCTGCACCCACTTCGTTTCGCAGCGCGAGTTCACGCGACGTAAAGTCAGATTGCGCGACGCGGTTCGCAACGTCTTCGTCACGTTTCTTGTCTTCACGCGCTTTCAGGCCAGCGCCAAACTGTTGCAGCCCGGTTCCAAGCGCCTGCAAAGCTTGTGCCTGCGGCGCACCGAACGCCGCTGCCGACGCCGTGGGCGACGGGATACCCTGCATGGTACGTCCGCTGCGCGCCGCTATTTCCGAAGTGACTGTTGGGATACGTGGCATTACGCAGTCCTCGCAAGTACGTCGCCGACGCCGCCAAAACCGACGCCAAGCGCGCCCGGCAACGCGCTGCGCTTGTAGTTACGTTTTTCAGCGCGTGACAGGGCGGCACTCTCTGACAGCCCAAGCATTTGAAGCGCGCCCTCGCGCCCGCGAATACGGCCTTCGTACTCGATACGCTGCGTATCTGTCTCTTGTTCAAGCGCCGTGTCGGTCAGCACGTCAAGCGGCGACCCTGCAAGTTCAACACCAGACGCACCGTACGACGCGCGGATAGACGCCATAACCCGCCTGTTTTCACGGCGCTTGTCTTCTGCGTCGATACGTGATTGATCAAGCACCGCCTTACGGTTCTGGTCGGCCACCGTGCGGTCGCGGTCTGCAACTCTCGCGTTGTAGTCTGCCGCCGCCGCGTTGGCCTGCGCGCTTTGGTAGACCCCGAATGCACTAAGCACCGTGCCGCCGATAGAGAAGACCGTTGCTAGGGACGCCAGCGCCGCCATGTCAATCCCTCACCAGCGCGTACATGTATTGGTCTTCGCCGTCGGTCCCGTACGCGCGCATCGGTTCCGGCGTTTCCAGCTTCGCGCCGAGAAGTCGCGCGAAGCGTTGACCCTCAACAAACGTCGCGTCAACCGTCACTTCGATCCTACGCCACGGTGAGAGGGCAGCGACGCGCTTAACCTTACGACTTATCGTCAGCATATGCGGCCCGGCCAATTCTGACAAGAGCATCCACGCCACCGCCCGGTGCGGGTGTACCGGCAGAAGCCCGGCCATCCCAAGGCAGGCCGAACGATGCCATGCGGTGAGCGCCAGAGGGCTTTCCAGCAGTTCTGCGGCCCCTGATCCTAGCAAGACGGCGTGATCGCGCCTCTGGCCCGCCTGCGGCACCAGATAACCCAAGTGCCCGGCTCGGAAGGGGGTGAAAGTTACGTCGGTCATCTGTCTTGCGTGTGAAGCTGCGGCATGATCGCCGCAACATTCAGCGGCAAAGGCGTTTCCTTTGGTCGCATGAACTTCACCTTCCCGTCAAGATCGTAACCGGGCGCGGCGGTGATCGGCTTCAACGTTCCGGTGTACAGCGCCACGTCTTCGATAAACTCTGTACGCGTCTCGTAGATAAGCGGCTCTAGAACGAAGTCCCCTTTCTCGTGGTTCCACACGCCGATTTCACCGCCGTAGCTGCGCCATACGTGCGTCGCGATACTGTGAATGCGCTTCGTCTTGCCCTGCGCCGTTCCGTCCGCGCCGCCCGCTTCGATACGCGGTATGACAACGTACGCGTCAAACCCAAGTCCTAGCAGTACCGACGACGCAGCAAACGGCAATTCGACAGAACCGCCTACAACGCGCAACGGTCCTACAGGTTTGACGTCTGCCAGACCGTACACGTCTTCGCCTTCAAGGTGATGCAGTCCCGCGATGACCGTCGTTTCTGGACCTTCATAGCGTAGCGCGCAATCCACAAAATGCGCGTCTTCGACTTCCATGTTGAAGTCCCAGAAGCGCGTCAAACGTTCGATGAAACGCCGCGTTTGGCCGTTAATCGTACGACGCACGGATGCCCATAGCGCGTCTTGCAAACCGTCGGCTTGTGGCACCACGGCGATACTTTCGACCACGCCACCCGACAAGTTGTGGCCGTGCCAGCCTACAACTCCTTCGTCGCGATTGTACGTCAGTCCGACAAGGCTACCATCAAAACGCCGCATCCACACGATACTGTATGGTTCTTGCGCGTACGCCATTTCTTTGAACGGCAACGCGCCGATATGGCTCGCAAGTTGCGACATGGACGGCGACTTGTAGTTGTCAGCCTCGTAGACGAAGGCGAACTCACGTACGGCGCGGCCACCGCGCTGCACGTAGAGCAATTGGCTGTCAATACGTACAGGTTCCACGAAGTCGCTTCCGCGCTGCGTGGCGCGCTTGGCATCTGGGTTGCGCGCCGTCAGCGCGTCGCCACCCTTGCCTTTCAGCGAATATTCTTCCGAACCCGTACCGATAAGAAGCCCTTTATCGTCGCCGCTAATCCACCGAACGCTTGACAGTTTACGTGAGTTCAACCGGAACACCATCGCGCTGTCGTCCAGCACCACGTTTTGACTATCCGTTTGGCTAAACACTTCGTAACCGCCCGTCACTGACGACACAATCAGGTCGGGAAACGCGGTCGATCCGCCGCACCAAATTCTGTCGTCAAAGAACTCTGCACAGTGCGGCCAACCTGTCGTGTTCGACCAGTAACCTAGTCGCCATTCGCGCATCGCGGCGACGCTTACAAGCGGTTCGCCCAACAATTCCACGGTGACTACGGTTGTGGATACCACGACGGTAATCTTCACCGAACGCCACGCGCCGTCTGATCCACGAATGCGGATAAGACGCCCGACGTCTGTCGCCAGAAAACCTTGGTCGTTGTTAATGCCCGTAACCGCATCTGCCGTAAGATTGAACGTTGCACCTGCCTTGCGGATTGTTAGGCGCGCGACGCGCGGTTCAATCAATCCGTTCCTATAGCACGCGAGTACGCGCAGCCTGTATTTCGAATAGGACGTCGTATTTGGTATCTGAATGAACGCCGACTTGCTTCCGTCGTACAACACATATTCGTCTTGCCGGTCGAGTTCGATCCACGCGCTTCCGTTCCATCCTTCAAACGCGAACTTCGACGGTGCGTAGTCCTTTGACGCATACGTCGTGTCTTGGTTGTCACGCGCCAAATGGATTGTGTATCCGTCAGCCGCAAACGGCACAGCAGGCGTTACTTCCAAGATGCCTTTCTGCTGTTCGTTAGAAGCCCAATATGTTTCTTCGTCACCGTCGAACGCCTTGTACGCGTTACCTGTCGGCAGTGAATACGTGATGTTGCGCTGCAAAAAGTTTACAGGCGAACCGACTGTGCCAGTTATCGCCGGGCGTTCGGACGACGCAGCGGCGGTGTCAGGCCCGGCGACGTTGCTAGTCATAGTCGCAATGCCGTCACCCCTAGCCGAAGGTGTAAGCTTCGTTGCCGTCTCGTTGATCGGCATGTAGGGGCCGTCCTGAAAATTGTAGTCTTCAAGACGCCAGTCGTAGTCGCCGAACCGGGACAGCTTGCGCGGCTTGCCGTACGTGAAAAGGTACACGACGTTGATACTTTGCAGCGGGCGAAGCGCCTCGCGCTGCGCTTCCGAGTATGCACACGCCACGTGATACACTCTCGACACGTCGCCATTTTCAATCGCGTAAGTCAGCGGCCAAGACGCTTCAAGAGTGTACGTCGTGCTTACCTTGTTCGTCACGCGCAGCGGGACGCCGTTCAAACCCAACGTCGCCGACATGCCAGACAGAACAACGTCGTCACCGATGTTCGCGCCAAGCGTGGCCGACGTGAACACGATAGGAAAGCCGGGCAGCGACGTAACGTTCATGTCGCCGACCGCCGCGTAAGTCTGCAACCCGCCTTGTTCGCTAAAGAAACGAATACGGTCGCTTGCGAACTCTAACACACGAACTTCTTCGCTGGAAAACACAAACGGCACCATACGCGAATATTCGTCGTGGCGCGCCGCGTCAGTTACAAGCATCGTTCCCGAACGTCCGACTGCCGGTCCTTGCGGCGCGGCGATGTAATTGTACATCACTTCTGCCGACGAAGGATAACGATCCAGATCGGGCCTGCCGCCCATAAGATCGGAAAACTCGCCCGCGTTGAACGAACGAATAGCGGGTGACGCTTTGGCCATGGTTTAGTACCTTGACGTGAGGAACGCGTATTGGTCGTCGTCGCTCGTGTTGTCTTCCGCGCCTATGGTGTACGCGTTCGCACGTCCCGCTTCCGCCACCGCGTCCCGGTACAGGTTGATAGCGTCGGCTTTCTTCGTGTTCGATTGCGTCACATACTCTACGCATTCGGTGGCAATGCGCCACGCCAACACTTCCACGAACAGCGGGTCAAACTCCGCTTCGGTCGCGTTCCTGATGTAGTCGATACGAAGTTCTTCATAGGCGCTGAGAATGAACCGTCCGCTTTGCTTCCACTCCGAACGCTTCGTACGGATAGGACGCAGGCAATCGTTCGCCATCGCGAATTTGTATGGACGGTCGCCGAAGTCCAGCGTTTCCGTCCGCGTGCAAAGGTAGTTGTGTTCGGTCGCAAAGACCCACCGACGCTTCGCGATTTCGGTACGCTTCCACGTCGGGTATCCGTCGGCGACGTACCGCGCCAGCGATGTACCGGGCGGGTCAATACGTTCGACGCGCGACGACGATATCTTGCCAAGTCCAAGGTTGATGACTTGAAGCGCGGTGTACATATCGTCGTCGCTTTCTGCTTATTCGTACAGATACGCCAGCAGCACCTCAACGGTGATACCAGCCGGGAACGTGCCGCCCAACACCGTCGCGTAGATCAGCACTTCGTTCAAGCTGTACATGTCGTACTTCATCGGCACGGCAGCGGCGGTCAGGCCCCACTGGCGCTGCCCGGCAGCGGCCACGTCAAGCCCGTCGATCAGCGCGTCGGGGTCAGCGGCTTCCACCGCTTCGCCGGGCGGGCGCTTCATGAACGCGTCATAGCCGACGTCCAGCGTGCGGCCAGCGCCAAAGACGCCCCAAGCGATGTACGACATCGGCATGATCAGCCGCTTGCGGCCCGCAGGAAGCCAGAGAAGGGCAAGCGTCGAGTTGGCCGCGACACCGCCGACGGGCGACGTCACCTTGCCGTACGCGTAGCGCAGCTTGCCGTGGTCATCAATCGGATAGCGGCGATAGTCAGCCGCGAGTTCGGCGGCGTCAACCGTTTTGCCAGTAGCACCAGACATGATAGTGTCTCCATTCGACAATGTGTGTTCGTGGGAAGCACGTACACGTGAAACCGGCGCGCGTCATTGCGCGCCGGGTAGTCCGACGTCTTACGACGGCGTGCCAGTCTCCACGGCTTCCACCATGAACACCTTGTCTTCATCAAGCCGCGTCGCGCCGCCCGTGAAGGTCGCGTGCGCCTGCTTGATGTTGTTCTTGTCGGGACGCGGGCTGATGATGACCGAAAGGCCGTCCCACGAACCGTAGTGCATCCCGTCGGGCACCCACGCCGGGCACTGGCGGATGGTGGCAGGACCGGCGACCGCGTTCGTCGGGATGCCCTTGCCGTTCGTGGACACGCCGTTGTCTTCGTACGGCACGAACACGAAGCCCATGAACTGCGACACCTCACCGTCAACCAGCGGCTTGACGGCGTTGTAGTCGTTCGACCCAACGGCAACTTCGCCCAGAAGGTCGTCGGTCTGTTCAGCCGTCACGGCGATGTACGGTTTCACCGTCCGCAGGTTCAGGTGGCGCTTTTTCATCAGCTTGCGCAGCGCGCGCAGCTTGGCGACGGTGAAGCGCGTTCCACCGTGTGCCACGGTGTTCGTCGCTTTGAACACGGTGTTGGTCGTACCGTCCTTGCCCGTCCGCGCCGTGGCGAAGAACTTCGCCATGATGATTTCGTCCATCTTGCGGGCGGCGGCTTCGCGCATCCGTTCGACGTACGGCGACGTCGGATCGTAGATCATCTTCAACGTGTCCAGACGGTCGATGAAGATGGCGCAGTCGTACTCCGTCCCGCTGATCCAGCGTTGCGTGTGTTCGATTTCCGTCACCTTCGTGTCGCCGTACGGCGTGTTGCGTTCCTCGAACTCCACCGGGCCGAGGAAGTTCACAACCTGCGCGCGTTCGCCGCTGTACGAAGCGTTCGACACGTAGGCCATGAGAAGACCGCCCATCTTGGCGAGGGCGGCGGTCACGTTCGCCGTGTACATCTTCACGTGATGTTCGGGAACGCTGTAAGTGGCAAGCGTTTCAGGCATTTGGTTTCACCCCTAGAATTGCGTTTCGCACCGATGCCAAGCGGAACGAGGGGTGTTCACCGGGGGTGGCCCTCAATGGAAGAAGGGTAGCCTAGCATGGCTACCCAACTGGATACACGTCCTACGGATAACCGTCAAGCCTAGACGCGCGAGTAGAGGCGTTCCATCAGCCTCACAGCTTCATCGTGTCCCGGATCGTTCTTGTTGAGGAAACGCTTCTGGAACGCTTCGTCGCCTTGCAGCGCCGTGATACGCGCCTGTGCTTGTTCCTTGTTCAACGTCTCCGGGTTGTTCGGGTCGGCTTGCTGTCCCGCCGTGAAACCGCCTTCGTCGGCCTTCCGGCCAATCGTCGCGAGAAGTTCAACGATGGCCGCTGCGCCAATGTGCTGTTCGACAGCGTTGACCAGATCGGGTGCGATACCAAGCGCCGCCATGGCGCGCCGTCCAGCTTCCTTGTTCTTGTCCAGATCGCCGCCCCACTTGGCGTTCAACGCTTCGATAGCCTGTTGGTCCTGCTGCGCCTGCTGTTCCGTGAACTTCTGGTTCGCGTCCATCACGTACGCGTTCCACTTGTCTGACAGTGCTTGCGCTTGTTTCGTCGTCAAGCCCGCTTCGTAGAACGCAGGCTTCGCCCACGCAAGCATTCCGTCGTCCGGTTTGACACCCTCGGGGAACTTGAAGTCGTACTTGTCGGCACTCTCCGGGCGTCCAAGCTTGTTGTAGAACTGGTTCCACAATTCGGGCGGTGCGTCGGCAGCAGGCATCCCGATGACCGTCGGATCGCCCGTCTGCAAGCGCGTCAAGTTGTAGTTCGCAAGCGCGAGTTCGGCGGGATTTTTGTACCCCTTGGCCGACAGGTGCGCTTTGGCTTCCGGTTCCGGGATGAAGTCATGCCACGCCTTCGCCGCGTCGCCCTCGCCAATTTTCCACACGTCGTTCTGCCCGGCCCACGGCGCTTGTACGCCCTGTGCGGCGGCTGCGGCTGCGTCGCCCCCTGCCCCGGCCCCCGCGCCTTCACCTTCGAACGTGCGTTGAATGAAACCAATCTTCTTCCACATGGTCGTTTCCCTAGTTTTGCGTTTCTGCGTACTTGCGGTACAGCGTATCAAACGTCAACTTGGTGTATTCGGTGATACGCTGCAAAACTTGTTTTCGCCCTGCCATTACGTCCTGCAACCGGGCATCCTTGAAGTAGTGTTCGTCACCGCGCACGAACCAAAACAAGTCCTGCATGACGAACTCAATGTCGCCGCGCGTCGGATTGCCTGTTTCGAATACGGCGGTGTACGCCTGTTTCATGCGGCGCATGTGCGCTTCGATACGCGCCGCGTCGGACTTTTCAGCCGCCGCTTGGCGTTCCTCTGCGGCTTTCGCAACCAGAGGGTCGAACAGGTCTTCGTCGCCTGCACCGTCAATAAAGTCGTCAACCTCTGGCACGTCGTCCACCCATTTCCGTTACGGTCTTTGCAGCCGACGCCAACGCGGGCGCGTTCTTCATCATTTCCGATTGTTCTTCCCGCGCGTTGCGCCCCTTACGCTTCGCCTTGATCTTGTCAGGGTCGGCCATCCAGCGGGCGGGCACGCTCATGTGTTCCGCGATTTCCGGCATCGCCGTATCGAAGTCGTAGTGGTCAAGAATTTCCATGTCCTGCGTCGCGTTCGCCACGCCCAACGCCATTTCCACCGAACGCATGAAGCCGCTGACTTCTTCGGCGTACATGCTGCGCGCCAACGGCGAAGTGTACACGACTTCGTATTCGCCTTCGGCTTCCACCAGTTCGGGCGGCATCTGCGGTAGCTTGCCCATTTCGTCGCAAATGTCTATTTCGCGTTCGATAGTCGGCCCGATAAGTTCGCTTTGGCCACGGCCCATCGTCGGCGCAAGCAGCGCGGCTTTCTCTGCCGTGCGCTCCATGACTTCCGTAGCCGTCATTTCCGGCGTCTCTGTCAGGATTTGGAACAGCGTGACAAAGAAACTGTCTTCGACGTCGCGGCGTTCGTCGGCAAGCAGGTTTTCCGCCACACGGAAATTGCCCGTTTCCATAGCCTTGACAAGCTGCCTGCCCTGTCTGTCGATAGCGCCGTAGTTCACCGCGCCGGGCCGTTGATCGAACTCGCCGTTCATCGTGTTGTCGTCTGCCGCCAAGATGACAGGATCAACCGCCTTGTTGCCTTGCTTCAAGACGGTTTTCTTGATTTGGCTTGCAGTGCCAAGCGCCGCCAGTGACAGCACGGCGGGCGAGTACCCATAGGCGTCACCGGCCACGGTTTCGGTGCGCGGTATCTTGTACGGCATGGAACGGTAGCCGGTTTCCTCGCCGATAATCGTCTTGCCCTTCACTTCAACGTAGCACGCGTGCCACGGATGACGGCGGCGGTCAATCGCCTGCGGGTCGTAGTCGTCGGCACGACACACGTAGTGAATGAACTCGAAGTACCGCGTTTCGTCGGGTGACGGCTTCGACGCTTCCGCCGCCATGTCAGGGGCCATCGGCACGCCGGGGAACTTCTCTTTGAACTGTCGTACGTTCAACCAGAAACGGCGGAACACGATGGACGTCTCGCCGTCGTCGTCCACCAAAAAGAACACGTCGCGCATGGAACACGCCACGTACTTAAACCCGCCCACCGGGTTGTGCAGCGACACGCGCCGTTCACCGATGTACACCGGGCCACTTCCGTACACGCCCATAGACTTGTAGACTTCGTTCATGCTGATTTTGAAACGCGCCTTCGGGTCGTAGCGCATCTTGAACAGCAAGTTCGTCAATTCGTCAAAGTACGCACGCACGCGCGCTTTCTTGCGCAGCGTCGGGTCCGACGCCATCAACCCGTGCCACTTCTGGCCGTCGGGCGTGATCAGTCGGTTAAGCACTGACGCGTATTTCAGAAGACTACGCGCACCTGTCGTGTCGTAGGACACGCGGCGCGCCGCCTCTGTCTTGGAGTTCGAAGGGGCAGGACCGTCTGTCAGCCAAGCCGAATACTGCGCCGGGATGCAGTGGGCCGCTGCTGATCGCCAGCCCGGCTCGTGCGGCTGGCGTAGCTGCTTGGCCTGTTCGTACTGCTTGACGATACGATCCGCGTCCAACGGCATGTCAGCCCCCCGAGGCCCCAGCGGCCCCAAGGAAGCGCAGGGCGACCGAGGCGGGTTGACCACCGCCCGACGCCCCAAGGAACGTGGACGCCCGGCCACCGCGCTTGAAGAACATGCGCCGCTGTTCTGCCGCCAAGTCCGCTGTCTCGCCCGTGCTACGTTCTGGCGCGGGTGGCGGCGGGTCGGGGTACTGCACCGCTGGCATTTTGGGCCGTCCTACCATGCTTTGCCTCATTCGCCTAAAGGGTCTTCTTCCACTTTGGCCAGTCGGCCACGGGTGTTGGCGGCGTGCAGCTTGTTGATGTCGCGACGCGCCACCCTCGCCGCGAATGTGAGCATCAAGCTATCGGCTTCGTCGGGACTTGGCAAGCCCCTGTCAGCCATGTCCTGCTTGCTCTCCATGATCATCTTTTGCGTCTGTTTGTTGTAACCGTAACGTATAGACGTCAACTCTTTCGCCAAGTTGTCGCAGTGTTCCGGCAACACGCCTTCATCCCACAACCACGTACGCAGCGTGTCGTACCATTCAGCGCGGTTGTTGTAATACTTTGCTGGAATGCTTGACGGCGCGCCGGGCCAAACTTCGATGACGGGATATTTGCGGTGTTTCAATAAGTCGATAAGTCCCGTCGTCGGTCCCGTGCCTTCAACGATAATCGCGTCGGGTCGTGTTCTGTCGGCTTCACGTGATACGACACGAAACGCTTCGATACTGTTCATACCGCGAAACTCTAGTGAAGGCAGTGACCGCGCGTCGCGACCTTGGCGGTACGATATACGAAACTTGTCGCCGACAGGGGAACGCGAACCGTCCACGCCCATAATCAGCGCCGCGCCGTTGTCGCCCCAATCCTGTCGCGCTTTCGCCAAATTTACCGCTTCCATCGGAATGAACGCGTCGAAGCTAGTAATCGGCGGCTTACCCAAAATACGTACACGAACTTCGTCGCTTTCAATTCCGTACTTCGTGATAATGTCTTGCAGTGCATTCTTGTTCGTCAGTCGTACCGAACGGCTGTCCACGTTCTTTGTGACGTAAAGATCAGCATGTTTCTCGAAGCAATCCACGAACTCGCCGTCAGGCCGCGTCATGTTTCCGAACGCAAAGAAGAACGCTTCACCGTCTGTTAGCGCCCCGTCGGCGACTTGCCACACTTTCGAAAGCACGCCAGACGCTTCGTCAAATACCACAAATACCGTTTTGCCTTCGTTGTGCAGACCGGCAAAAGCTTCGGTGTTGGTTTCGCTAACCGTCGCAGCCGTCGTACGATAGTTCTTCTGCTTGTCTTCGGGATACGCCGCAAAGCTAAACGTCGTAGCTGTCCAGCGAAACCAGTGATTGTTGATCGCCAGATTGTGCCACTTCGCTAGTTCCGGCCACGTTTTATCCTCTAGCTGGAATTGCGTACTGGCCGTCACGGCACCCCGTGTGTCAACCCGCGTGCTCATAAGGAAATAGATGACCCACGCCACCAACGCCGACTTGCCGACACCGTGGCCTGATCCGACGGCAGACCGCCAGACCTTTGTATCCATGCCGAACTCGCGGCGGATATTGTTGTTCTGGATATGCTCACCGAGTTCAATCAGCAAGTCGCGCTGCCAGTCTTCCGGCCCTTTCTTGTCGGCAAGCGGGTTCGGTGATCCGTCGGGCAACGTCGGCACACCCCACGGGAACACCGCCATAACGAAGCCGTAGGGGTTGTCGTAGAACGTGGCGATAAACGTCGCTAGTTCTTTCTCTTTCGCAATGCTCAAACCGCTGTTGCGCGCCATGCGGTTTACCCCTACATTTAGCGGCGAAAGGACCGCGCTATGTCTCTGGTGTACGACTACTACAACGCCGTACTATATGTGATCGACCAAATCGGTCAAGGCCGCACCCTGACTGCGGCTTGCGACATGGTGCGCCTGTCCATCCCGGCGTTCAAAAAGTACGTCAATGACGACGAAACGCTGACGGAACTTTACGAAGACGCCTTGCAGCGCGGAAACGACGCGCTTATGGACGCGCTGCTTGACGTCGATACCCACGCCATCTACGGCAACACCGACAGCAAAATGGCCAAGGTGCAGTCGGACAATATCAAGTGGGTTCTGGCAAAACGTGATCCGGGCCGGTTCGGCGACAAGATCGAGATTAAGCACGAAGTGTCGCTTGACCGCGCTATCACCGATGCACTTGTCATGGCGAAACAGCGTTCCGTCGCCGCGTTGCCCGCGCCGTCGCAGATCGAAGACGCGGTGTTGGTGGACGAAGACGCCGAATTGCTACACCAGCTTATGTACGGGTAATCTTCGTTGCCTTCGCGTCGCGCGGCTTGAAAGCGATTGCTTTGTCGTGCAGCGCGACCGCCTGAACGCGACCTTCCGCGTCGGCTGTCTCTTTCGACAACGCCTCAAGGTTCTGCGCGGCTAACGCCGCGAGTACAGGCTCCGCCGTCCGGTCGTTAAACGCGAATTGCGTAAACTGCACGCTTGGCAGCGTCTTCACCAAGGCTTCGTACGCTGGATCGTCTGCCAAGTGCGACAAATATACACGCGTCGCGTCTGTCTTGAAGCCTGCACGTCTGGCGGGCATGGAAAATTGTTCGTCGCCGTAACCGGCATCTGCCAGCGTCTTGTTCGCCGCCGTCGAGTTCGCCAACGTCACCGAAGCGATAATGCTCATAGCGGCACCTCTGCCATAAGCGCGCGGATGGTAGCGCGCTGTTCTGTCGTCGGAACGAACGGCAGCATACACACGTCGCCGATGTACCCACTAAATCGGGACGTCGAGTATCGCCCAAACTGCCCGGCGAGGCCAGCGGTGTTCTCACTGTTGCCCGGCGTTCCTGCCATCGTACCCGACGCGACAAGCACGCCGTTAACCCATCCTTCGATAGCGCCCGTCGCGTAGTTGTTGATTTGTTCAAGGACATGCGTTTGGTCTGACACGATGACGCCAGCCGCGCACGTGATGTTGGTAAGCGCGTCGGCGTCAAGGCGTTTCGCGCTAAACTGAAACGTGCCCGTCGCACCAACGATACCGGCGTGGCGGTGTATGGTTCCGCCGCTGCCCGTGCTGAAAAAGTACACCTGATCCGAACCGAGCGTGCCCGTCGGCTTGAACGCCATGCACATGTATCCGCTCGCGACGTCCTGCAACGTGTCAAGCGGCGCGGGCGACGCAAGAATGTCGTCGCTGTTGTCATACAGTTCGGAACCCCCGTTGTACACGGGACGTGTTGACCCCGCGCCCGTGAACATGACGGTCCCGCTGCCGTACTTCGACACAATGCGCCCTACGGGTTGCGCCAGTGCAGTAACGGGCGTCAGACCCGTGTCGTCCTGAAACTGTGTCGCCATGTCCGACTTGCGCAGCAACCAGCCTTTCGTCGTGCCGATGATGGTCGCCACTTGTTCTTCGAGCGTCGGCCCGCCGCCGCCCGGCCCGTTGTACTCGTACAGGATTGGGTTGCCCGCGCCGTCGCGGATAGGATAGGTGTCTGCCGGGCCTTGGGCTGCGGCAATGATCACGTTGCCTGCCTTGTCGAGTACGGGATACACGGTGTCCGGTCCTTCCGCTGCTGCGATGATGACCTCACCTGTGCCGTCAAGTACCGGGTAGTCAGGCATGGCCTATCCCCTGCGTTATCTGCACAACGTATCCCACGAAAAAGGCCACCCGGTCAAGGGTGGCCAAGTCTATGAGACAGTCTTCCAACAGGAAGGGTCTTCCCGTCCCTCGCTAGGACACCCCCTATCTACACGACGGCAGGCAGGTCGTCAATGGACCCGTGCAGGGGTTGGGCCAAGCGCCGGTTCAAGGCGGCGTTCGCCTCGCGCAGTTCGTCGGCGCGCGTGTTGGCCATCAGCAAGTCATGCTGCAACTGTTCGACCTTCGCCGCCAGTTCGCTTTCGTCGCCCGGCTGCAACTCGCGCAGCACGCCCGAGGACACGACGACATACCGCTTGCCTTCCACCACGTCACTGTGCGTGCCGTCGCCGTTGTCCACCTGCCACTTTTCGAGCGGGAAGGCTTCACCGTCAGCGTGGCGCACAAAGGCTTTGCCCACCTCGTCGTACGTGTAGGTGTCAACACCTTCGACGTCCAGCGCGTGCCCCGACCCTTGCGCCTTCCGCGCCATCGACACGCCCGCTTCAAACGCGCCATCAACGATGACACCGTTCGCGGGCATCCCGTCGCTTCCGTACAGGTAGATATCGGTATCCCCCGTGTTCTGCCCCGCCGCGTCTTGCACCGGCTCAACCATCACGCCAAGCCCGGCACGCTCCACCCACATATCCGCCGCACTCTGCGCCGGGGCCTGTTCGGTCGCCACGTCGCCCACACCCGCCGTCAGATCGGCAAGCTGCTGTTTCAGCGTCGCCACTTCGTCAATCAGTTCGTCTTTCGTCGGCATTGTCTGTCCTTTCTGTTGCAACAGAGAGGCCACCCTACCGCGCGTCTGCCGCCTAGTCAATACGCCGTAGGCCGATTTTCCAGTTGTACACTTTGTGTAAGCGTCGTCCTTATCGTACGCACGGGTGCGGTCGTTGTACACTCTGCGTGTGTTACACACTTTGCGGGCAACTTGTACAAACTGCTGCGGATTTGTACAAACTGCTGCGGATTTGTACAAACTGCTTGTATAATTTTTGAGGGTGTGTTGGCGAAACGGCGCGTTTCGGGGTCTCACGCGCGAAACGCACATCGCCCCCCACCCCCGGCCCTACCCCCACCCTTGTCGTACAATGCGTGCAAATTGCCCTTGTTGACATAATAACCCTTATCGGACAATGGAATGCCAATGATATCAATGACTTAGCGTTGTGCTAGTCGTGCATATCGTACAGTTACACACGCTGCGGCCACCAGATCGGGCCAATCCACCCTTATCTGTACAACGTGTACACTGCATAAGTCGCGCAATGCGTGCACATGAGACGAATGCGGTAGAGTGCGTTCCGCAATTCGTCCGATTAGATAGTGTTGTACAATCAGCCAATGCAATTGAACCCTAATTGTACACTCTGCCTAATTGTACACACTGTACAACATGTTAAAAGCATTCACATAGGCCGGATAGTGCAAGGGCAAGTGGACTGCGTCCCCCGAGGGCCGCAGACACACTAACCACTAGCACAACACGGTTTTTAGGGGTATCTAGGGCCACTAACCCTAATTGGACACTCTGCAATGACCTTAATTCCCAATTCCCCCAATTCGCGGCGTTCCCGTCGTGATTGCCTGCCAATGCCTTGGCAGCTTGGCGTGCAACATGTCGAGAGTGTCTATTCGTGGCCATTGGGTCGGATCATGGCGCGCCGCGCTGCGGGTGAGGGCTGGACAGACTGTCTTGTCATCTTGTGTGAGGCGATACGGCTTGGCGGGTCGCACAACTCGCGCCGCGTGCGGTATGACGGGCGGTTGTACATCACGCACAACGGGCGGAACGTGTACCTTGATGGCGAGTTGACTGCGCTGGCGCTTGATCACGTGTCCCATGTGTACGGTTTGTGCGACGAAAGCGACAAACTACACAACTTGACGCTTAAGGGGTATTGACAGCACGTGTTATATGCTTATCCTGCGAAGCAGGCGACACGACACGACAACGCCAGAGGGGCCACGCATGGCCGTAACACAAGGAAGCAACACGATGGCACGCACCTACTACACACTGGCAGTACGGGACACGGCAACCGACGCTTGGGCCGCAGAGTTCGGCGCGTACGATAAGGACGACGTTACCGCAGAGCGTACCGATTACATTTGGCACGGCACGCCGCCGCGCAACGTCAAGGTGATCAAGTCGGGCGCAAAGCAGGCGGATATCAATGCCGCAATCGCCAAGCTTAACGGGGGCGTGTGATCATGGGGGCCAAGTTCGTATCAGTCGCACCTACGCTGCAACTCGACTTCACCACGGCCACGCTTGCACTGTTCGTCACGCTGGCCGTGATCCTCGCAACCATCGCAATCAAACGGTGACGTTTCTAGGCTAGTCGCCATGGCGACTAGCTTTAGAAGCGCCAATGCTTCGCAACCCTCGCAAAGGACTAGGACAGATGCAAATGACAGTTAAACCAATCCGCGCCACAGACCTGACAAGCCGCGTACTGCTGGTGCAACTTTCGATATCGCAGTGGACAGCGCGCAAACTTGACAAGCGTGTTACTGCCGACGTCGCGCAACGTGAAGATGCCAAGCGCGACGCGGGACGCTATAACAAGTCGCTGGTGGCACGCGGCGCGCTTGCCGCTATCGCTGCCATCGCCGCAGAGGCGCGGGTTGACCACGCGTCTTACACGCTGCCTTGGCTGCAAGACGGCACGCGGATCATGCCGGTTGATGCCTTCAAGACGTACAGCGCGAAGATGCAAAAGCACCGGGAAGCGTTTGAGCGTGAAGTCGCCGACTTTCTCGCAAGCTATCCTGACTACATTGAACAAGCGCGCGAGGATTTGGGCGGGTTGTTCAATGCGGCGGATTACCCTTCCAAGTGGGAAGTCGCCAAACGCTTTGCATGGCGCGTCAACACGCTGCCTATGCCGTCGGCTGCTGACTTTCGCGTTGACTTGGATAAAGACACGGTTGCGGCGCTGCAAGCCGACATGCAAGCCGATATCAAAGCGGCCATGGGTGACGCGGTGAAAGACGTTGCCGACAGGCTGCACAAGGTTGCACGTGCAATGGCTGACAAGCTTGCGGCGTATGATCCCGCCGCAGGAAAGCAGGGCAACCCGTTCCGTGACAGCCTTGTGGAAAACGTGCGGGAACTGGTGGCCGTTCTGCCCATGTTGAACGTTACAGGCGACGCACAAATCGCCAAGGCTATCGAGGATGCACGCGCCAAGCTTGTCAGGCATGACGCACAAGCCTTGCGCGAGGATGCCGCGCTGCGGGCTGAAACCGCACAATCGGCTGCTGACATTGCCGACGCCATGGCGTCCTTTATGGGCGCGTGACGTTTCTAGGCTAGTCGCCATGGCGACTAGCTTTAGAAGCGCCAATGCTTCGCAACCCTCGCAAAAGGATAAACTAACATGACAACCGAACTTGAACTGAAACCCTCGCAAGCGCGCCAAGTGATTGAAGCGCACATTGATGCCGACGTTCCCGTACTGCTGACCGGCCAGCCGGGCGCGGGAAAGTCTGACGTCATTCGTCAGATCAGCGCGGCGCGCAATTGGCGTATGGTGGATATGCGCCTTTCGACTATCGACGCGGTGGATTTGCGCGGGCTTCCCGCACCGCGCGACGGAAAAGCCGTGTTCCTGCCCATGGGCGAATTGCCCGACGAAAGCCGCGACGGTGCGCAAGGTATTCTGTTTTTGGACGAACTGCCACAAGCGCCAATGGCAGTGCAGAACGCCGCTTTCTCGCTGGTACTCGACAGGCGGATTGGGGAATACCACTTGCCGCAGGGTTGGCGCGTGGTCGCGGCGGGAAACAGGCTGCAAGATCGCGCTGGCGTCAACCGGATCAACAGCGCGCTTGCGAACCGCTTCGCCCATGTGGCCATGGTTGTAGACCTTAACGACTGGTGCACGTGGGCACTGGCAAACGACGTCGCGCCCGAACTGGTGGCGTTCATCCGGTTCCGTCCCGAGTTGCTTTGCCAGTTTGAAGCCGACAGATCGGTGAACAACACGCCGCGTACGTGGGCAATGGTCGGGAAACACCTTAAGCGCGCCCTGCCGATTGGCGTTGAAACGCCAGTTATTGCGTCGCTTGTCGGGACCGGTCCCGCGTCTGAATTGCTGGCGTTTCTGCAAGTATGGCGTCGCCTGCCGTCGCCTGACGTCGTGTTGCTCAACCCGACGGGCGCGCCTATCCCGCAAGACGGTGCGACGCTGTACGCACTCGCTGGTGCGCTGGCGCGGCGTGTCACTCACCAGTCGATTGACGCTTTCGTCACGTACATCAACCGACTGCCGCCCGAATATGGCGTCATTGCCATGCGCGACGCGACGGCACGGGACAGCACGCTTGAAAAGACTGCCGCCGCTATCCGTTGGCTGTCTGACAATTCCAACGTTTATCTGTAAGGGCGCGACAATGGCACAAACACCCGCCGAATTGAAACTATCTAGGGCGCGCGCCCATATGATAATGAATGCGCCATTTTACGCAACAATGGCGCTTTCAATGCAATTCGTACAGCGCGACGATATCGACACAATGGCGACAGATGGAAAGTCTATCTTTTTCAATCCGTCGTTTGTCGAGAGTGAAGACGACGAAACTATTCGCGGCGTGGTGGCTCATGAGGTTGCACATGTCGCGAACTTGCACCACACGCGGCGCGGCAACCGTGATCCGAAACAGTGGAACATGGCTTGCGACTATGCGATTGATCCGCAGTTGGAAAAGGACGGTTTCAAGGTCGCCAAGTTCGGGTTTGTCGGCAAAGGCTTTGACGGCATGTCGGCAGAGGATATCTACGCCAAGCTGCAAGCCGACGGGAAGGACAACGGCCAAGGCAAGGGACATCCGCAGGGCGCGCCTAGCCAAGCGCCGCAGGGTCAACAGTCCGGACAGCCTCAAAGCGCGCCGCAGGGCGCGCCCAGCGGCGCTACGGGCCAAGGCAAGCCGTCGCGACCCGGTGACGTCCTAGACGCGGATGCACCTCATGACACTGCCGCGCTTGCCGCCGCAGAACTGGAAACCATGGCCAAGGTGCAGCAGGCGCATAACGTGGCCAAGGCATCGGGCAAAGGTAGCGCCATGGGCGCGCTTGCCGCCGCAGAACTTAAGAAAGCTGCAATCGACTGGCGGCAAGTTCTGCGGCGGTTCGTAGACAGCACGGCACGCGTGACGCAACAGTGGCACCGTCCGAACCGTCGGCACGTGCATTCCGGTACGTATCTGCCGGGCAACGTTCCCGATGCCATGGGCGCGCTTGTCGCTATCTTTGACGTGTCTGGCAGCACGTGCAATCCCGCGACGCTTGCGGCGTTCCTGTCCGAACTGCAAGCCGCGATTGATGACGTTAGGCCAAACGAGGTGCAAGTCATTCTCTGCGATACCAAGATTGTAGCGCAGTACACGCTTGAACCGGGCGAACCGTTGAACGTCAAGCTTAAGGGTGGCGGCGGTACGAACATGCAGCCCGCGCTTGACGCAGCACGCGACGCACAAGCCGTCATTTGCTTTACGGATTGCGACTTTCCGCGCGACGTCAAGGATACTGGCGTACCTACGCTTTGGGCGCGCTACGGGAAGCGCGGCAAGTTCCCGAAGTGGGGCGAAGCAATCCAGTTGCCCTAAGTGATCTAATCGGGCGCGTCGCAAGGCGCGCCTTAATTAGACCATTTGACAGTGACGCACTACACGTGTACTAGTAAAAGAAAACGACCCTCGCAACCCGCAAATAGGACAGAAGCCATGGCCGAATTAAACACAGAACGCGTGCAGGATTTATCCGCGCCGCTGCTGACGTTCGAACAACTCGCGCGCCAAGACGAACCCGCCGCGCTTGCAATCCTTGACGCTTGGATTGCTGGCCAGCCCCTCGCGCTGTACGACGTGGGCACGCCGCTTGCGCCCAAGCCGGGCGCATGGGTCATGACGCAGATTGAAACGCTGCGCCCGCAAGAAATCTACGCATTGGAGATACCGGCATGAGGTACACGGCGAAACAGAAGACGCAAGCTGCTAAAGACCGGCTTGACGCTGCGCTTATCAGCGACGCGAAGCGGTTCGGGCATCACGGCCCCGCCAACCTTATCGAAACAATACGTCAGCGGCATAACGTCGCAATTGATCCGACGTACGCGGAACACCTCTGCCGCGAGTTCGCAGGATGGAAGCCATGACGGGCCATTGGCATATCATCCGCAGCTATGAAAGCGGCGACGAAACGGTGTTCCACTGCGCGCGGTTCAACGGCGAGACGTGGCACTTTACGAAGGTACGCGTGCTGACGATATGGTGGCGTACGCAAGGCAGCGTGACCGACATTCTGCGTAAGGCAGAAGAACGCTGGCAAGAGGAACAAGGACAGAAACCATGATCGACGTCAACCCGAATGCACCGACGTCTGCAAAGGACGTGCAGCGCGCGGCGATAATAAACAGGCTTGAACTGAAAATCGTTTCGCTGTACAGTACGCGACGTGCGGCGGAAGTGGCGTTTCACCGCGTGTACAACCGTAGCGCATTGCTTAAGGTAGTGCACGTTGACGAAGACATGTATCAGCGCGCCGTGATGGGGCTGGAAAGGGCAATGAAGCAATGACACACCCGGTGATGATTAACGACGCGACGCGTGAACTGCACACGCTGATCCTTGGCGCGACGCTCGGACAGGCGGCGCTGTCGCGTCTAAACGCACCCGGCCTAGCGACCTATTTCCGGGCGTTGGCGGAAAGCATGGAAGCCACTGCCGGGGTGATCGGCGACGACAGTGACGCGCTGGCCGGAATGCTGCGCGTAGAGTTGCGGTACTACATGGCCATGGCTTAGGACTGTACCGGCTAGGCGCGTCCCGGCGCGCCCTTCCCGTGCAATCCAGCGCGACTAGAGAAGGATCGAACCCATGAAGAACCTTATGCTGACCACCTGTCTTCTGCTTACCGCCGTCCCGTCCTTCGCGGGCGGGCCGGTGATCGAAGAACGCTACGATACCGAGGTGGCGGGCGACCGCGCCAAGGTCAACCCGCTCGTGATCGTGGGCGCGCTGACCGTCGCCTGCCTGATCCTGTGCCGCGACAAGGACAGCGCCCCCGTGGTGATCGTCCCGCCGCCGCCGTGCAACGGGGACTGCTAAGATGAAGACGTGTCTTCTGCTTATCGCAGCCCTTACCCTGTCCGCGTGCATCAGGACGCCCGAACCGACGCTTTCCGCGAAGAACGAGACGACCGTCACGGTGCAGGGCGTGCCGTGGGACTTCGGCGCGGCCTACCGCGACAGCTTGCCCTACCGCACCGCGCGTGACTACTGCGCGGCCACGCACGCGGGCTATAAGGGCGGGCCGTCGTACGTCGGTTTCGTGCAGATCGACAGCATGACAGGGCTGCACACGTTCGCGTGCTGATCCTCGAAGCGTGGCCTTGCGGGGCCACGTCACTAGGAACAGTGAGGACAGAAGCCGTGAGTTCAAAGCTTTCGCCGTGGTACGTGTCGGAGAAGAACCGGCGCGATAAAACGACGCCGAAGTATGACCCTTGGACGTCTAACAACAAAAGGCGTGACAGCCGGTCTAAGCCGTCTGCGCACCACGTAAAGAGCAACGGCGTTATGCACGTTGAAGATGGGCATAAGGTTTGGCGTTTGGAGTGGCGCAACGGCAAGACGTACAAAGTGCGCGAGAAGATGACGCAAGCGGAACACGACGAGTACGTTATACGACGCTGGCGTGAAGCGAACGGGCACGCCGCGACCGTGATAGGTATCGACCCCGGATCGCCCGACGGTGACGTGACTGTGACCGGGCGGATAGTGCAGGCGGCGCGTGGCAACAAAGGCATGTACGTTCTGTATGACGAACTGTCGAATATTGACCCGACGATATGGGACGTGATGCAAGACGCCGTGAAAGACGAGTGCGAGAAATGACCGCACCGAAGACGCCGAACTTTAGCCACTTCCGATGGATGCCGCAGCGCACACGTTACGGCTTGACTGTCTGGACGTTTGGGCACCCCCGCGCCCGTGTTTTCGCTGCGATACGTCGTGACGTTGACGGCTTGGCCGTGACGCGATCAATGCACCAACCGTTGCGCAAGGGCGCGGTGGCAGACTTGTACGCTGCTTTCGACACACTCGTGACGGAAGAACTGGCGCGGTTTGTGACGCAGCTTGACAACCCGGCGACGTGCAAGCAGTGTGTACTGGCAGCGCGCCCGTACCTCGACAAGCTGCAACAACTAATCAACGACTTCACCGCAACATAAGGACCGAAACAATGCGTGGACGTATCCGTAACATACTTGGCGACGTGCTGTTCGCCGTGCTGCTGTTCGGCGTCATGTTTGGCGTGCTGCTGATCGGCGAAAATTCTGTACGTTGCGACGAAAAAGAGTGCTTGACGACGCACGAAAACTAGTTTACCAACGTACATGACCGGACAGATAAGCACGTTGACACGGCAGACTGTACGGGCTACCAACGTAACGCTACCATCAACAAAAGGACGATCCAGATGGCCAAGACCCCCGCACCCGCTGCCGCCGCAATCGCGACCGTTTCCGTCGGCAAGTTCACCTTTGACACCGGCTTTGCTATCCCGACGGCGGCGCGCACTGCGGCCAAGCAGTCGGACGACGCCGAAAAGCTGATGGCGATGCCCATTGGCGCTTCGTTCCTCGAAGCCGTCACCGTGCCCGACACCGTGACCGACCCCGCCGAACGCGAGAAGACGTTCAAGGAAAAGGCCAAGGGTGTCACGAACCGCCTGTCCGGCCTGACGCGCCGCTTCGCGAAGAAGAATGCGGGTTACGCGTTCGCGCTTCGCACCGTCAACGACGACCAGATGGGCCGTGGTGTCCGCGTGTTCCGCATCGAACCGGAACCCGTCGCGGGCGCGCCCACCCCGACCGCCACCGAAGGAAGCACCGCGCCTGCCAGCGCGTAACGCTGTCGCGTGGCAGTGCAGCCCTGTCCCTGTGAGGGTGGACAGGGCTGCACCCCAAGCGACAGAAGTGTTGCGCTCACGTCCCCGTAGTTTAGACATTGCCCGGACCTGATCAGCCGGGCGCAAAACAGTCCGTACCTCCTCCCACGGAAAGACGCAGGGCCAACCTGCCGGGGCAAATTAAACAAAGGACGCGTCATGTACTTATCCACCTTCCTGCCTGACAAATCGCAGGTGATCGCCGAAGTCGCCAAGATGCCCAAGGCGCACCAGATGGCGGAACCCGCGCTGTTTGAAGCCGCCGTGCGTACGGTGCAGAAGATCGTGATGGATAAGCTACAGTACGAAATCCACATATCTGTCAGCGACGCGGTGGCACAGTACGAAGCCGTCAACGGGCGTTACGACGCATTGCCGGGCGGCGAGGAAGGCGACAGGGCGCGCGACGATTACGAAAGCGGGCTGGACGACATTGTGGAAACCGTGTTCCAAGAATACGAACAGGGCTTGTCGCAGAACTGGCTTGGCACCAACACGATTGACAGCCAAGTGTGGGCAGAGGACGGCCCGCAACGCTTGGCCACCAGTGCCGCCAAGGAAATCTGGAAGACGCTGACACTCGACAAGACGCCTGCGCAAATCCTTGCGAACGCGGGTATCGTGGCGACGGATTTTGCTGCACTCGCCGACGCGGTGCAGACTGCACAAACGCAACAAAAGGAACTGACGAACATGGCAGACGCTATCGAAAACGTCTTGGTCAAGATCAAGATGCACGTGGGCACGGCTTTCAACGTGATGGCCGTCTACGAAGACATGGAAACCATCTTCGATGACGAAGACGAAACGCTTGTGCAGTCTGCGGCGTCGCGTCTCGGCATCGACATGAACGACGTGAACACGTTGCAGATTGCGGCGCTGGAATTCGAGGACCCGGCTGACGACCTGACGAAAAAGCTGACTTCTGTCAGCGCGGGACCGACACCGGCACGGGCACCTCGCGCACCGCGCACCCCGAAGGCCACGGCAGGGGAACCCGCACCCGGTCAACTCGACGGTTCGGTTTTGGAAGCGTTGAAGACGTGCGGCGTGAGCGAAACCGGCATGGCGGAACAGCTTGGCGTGTCACGTTCGACGTTCGTCAACTACGCCAAGAACAAGTCGGCGTTCGTGCCCGACAACGACCAGACCAAGCTGATCCGGGGCGAACTTGTCGCACGTACGAACCTGCTGTTGCAGGCACTCGCGACGATGGACGGAACCGAAGCCATGGCGGTATCGTGATGGCACGTCGTACGTTTAACGTCATGGCCGGGCTGGCGTGCTACGGCGTGGGGCTGGCGCTGCTGCTTTCGTTCGGTGGCGTGGCGGGCTGGACCATGTTCGCGGTGTTCGCCGCGTGCGCGCTCGGCTTTTTCGTACGGTCCTAGCGTGCTAGGGCTTGCCTTCCCCTGCGCGGTGAAGGTGTACAGCGACGGTACGTGGTATTGCGCTGTATGCGACCTGCGCGGGGATAAGGACGAAGACCCCGACGACTACTGCCTTAAGCGCAAACAGGAAGCCAATGCCTCGCCGGACAGGACCGCCACCCGCCAAAGATGACACGTTCCTATGGCGCATATGCAAGGCGCTGGACGAACCACCGCGTGTGTTGGCCGCGAATATCGACGTGCCTTATGCGGAACTTGAACCGCTACTGGACCACCGGCACAAGTTGGTTGAACTCGACCGCGACGAAGTGTGGTTCAAGATCAGGGAACACGTCGGCCAGCGGCTAGGGGCTTTACTGGCGATACGTATGGAACTTACACGCGCGTTGCAGAAGGACGTAGCCAAGCGCGCCGCACGCATTGCACAGATGACCGACCGAGAACCGAAAGGCTCACCCCGTGGACGACGCTGATCTTATCGCATCACTACGTGCAGAGAATGACGCGTTGCGGTTGCAGATTGCGACGTTGACTGAGGAACGCGACAGCATGGCGTCGCTCGTATTCGGCAAATTGCACGGACAGTCGCGCGCACCTAACGGCGTACCGACGCCGGGCGGCGCGCCGTCGGATCGCACTGACTGCACCATGTGCGGCAACGACTGCCACGGTGGCGCGTCCATGGTGTACGGTTCGCCGTATTGCAGCGCGTGTATCGTGAGTAACGGAAACGCTGCTATTATGGACCACGCACGCGACGTGATGAAAGCAGGCGGCGTGCAGCGTGCAACTAAAGCGAAGCCGCTATCAGCGTACGCGATTGACGACGCGAAGTTAAACCCCGACACGCTCGACACGCAAGTCGTGTCGCGAACCGAATGGGATAGATGGTTGGACAGCTTGCAAACAGGACAGAAGCCATGACCGACGCGAAGACTTCGCAGATACGTACGTTTCAGATATACCAGTCTATCAGCGGCTATGTGGACGGTAAGATTGACGACTGGCCTGCCAGCCTTCAAGACCCAATCTACATGGCGCTTGAACGCAAGGCGAAGCAAGTCCAACTGCCGCTGTCTATCGTGTACAGCGCGTGCGAAATTGACCCCGACATTCCAGAAGACAGACCGGGACACTTCTACGTACACGTGGTCGCGAGTGAGATTGTTATCGCCGACGAACGTACGCTGATGCCCGGCACTGTGCAACGCGGCTTCGACGCTGATATGAGAAAGTATCTTGATGACCTTGGTCCTTGGAATTGACCCCGGCAGTAGCGGCGCGTTTGCCGTGTACAACACGAAGACGCGTACGCTCGTTGGCGACGTGATCGACACCCCGACGTGGTTCCAAACAGTCGGCAAAAAGAAACGGCCAAGGATCGACGCCCTCGCCATCGCCGACATGTTCGACACGTACGTACTGATGGACGTTGAACTTGTCGTCATGGAAGCCGTCGGCGGGCGCACCGGGCAGAGTGCGTCGGCGGGCTTCGCCTTTGGCTACGGCGTGGGCATTACGTACATGGCGGCGTTTTACAGCGGCATCGTGATTGAAACTGTACCGCCGCAAACATGGAAGCAAATGCTCAACGTGCCCGGCAAGAGCAAGGCTGACGACACGGCTATCCTCGCACGGGCTGACGAACTCTTTCCACACGACAGGCAACAGTTTCGTGGACCGAACGGCGGCAAGAAAATCGACCGCGCCGAAGCTGCGATGATTGCCAAGTTCGGTGGCGACGTTATATTACCGACACTGCAAAACACACCCGGCGTAGAGTTGCGACTTGCATACCGCGCCGCTGATACAGGGGCTTGACATGAGACTACACAGTGTGAAGTTCAAACGCGCGTCATGGTCGCGCGAGGAAGAAGCGGCGCGCGCCGACTTCGTACGTGACCTAATGTCGCTGCACGGCTGCTATCTGGAAAAGGTATGGTTCGCCCGCGACGCGCGTCAAGGATGGGTGGCGCGGTACGAATGAAGATCGCAACTCAACCCCTGCCGCTGTTCGACTATCAGGCCACCGCAGCCGACCTTATGGCGACGCGCGAACGCTTTGGCCTGCACGACGAAATGGGTATCGGTAAGACAGCTACCACGATAGGCACGGTGGACCGGCTGCAAGCCAAGCGCGGGATCATCATCTGCCCGGCTATGCTGCGCGAGAACTGGATAAATGAGTTTCGCAAGTTTTCAGTGTACGAACGTAAGCTGTGCAAGGGACGCACGATACACGACTACATCGCGTGGTCGCGCGGGCGGTTCGACGTGCTGATTACGTCGTACGAACAAGCGACGAAGTGGGCACCGAACTTTGTAAAACGTGGCGAGTTTATCGACTTCCTTGCGCTGGACGAAGCGCACTACCTTAAGAACGAAAACGCAAACCGCACACGCGCCATACTAGGACACGAAGCGGGCGGGCTGGACAGTATATCGCTGTTCGCAGAACACGGCTACCACGTGACAGGCACGCCAATGTCGAACGACCCGCTGGACATTTACACGTTCCTGCGGTTCGCCCGTGCAATCGACATGGACGCGGTGACGTTTATCAAGACGTTCTTTGATCGCCAAGTAGGAACGTACAGCGCGCGTCACTTCGTACGCGACGACATGCGACCTATACTGCAACAGTTGATCTACAACAACAGCATTCGCCGCACGCACGGCGACGTGGGCATGACGTTGCCGCCCATCTTCCTGAAAGAAATGCTGCTTGAAGGCAACATGTTCGACTTGCAAAAGGCACTCGACGCGTATCCTGATCTAGAGAAGCGCGTCGTTGACGCTATCCAGAACGGCAACATTGAACAGTTGAACGCAGAGTACATCGCCATCGTACGACGTCTTGTTGGAAAGGCCAAAGCTGTTCCATACGCCGAACTGTTGAAGAACGAACTCGACGCGCTGCCTACCAAACGTGTCGTGTTTTGCTGGCACACCGAACCACTACTGCACGTGGCGAACTACCTGCGCAAGCACGGCTACGGCGTGGTGACGGCTTATGGTGACACGCGCGAGGCTGACAGACAGGCAGCGGTGCAGTCGTTCATGAACGACCCGAACTGCCACGTGTTCGTCGGCAACATAAAGGTGGCCGGTGTCGGCTTGACGCTCACCTCGTCGTATGAAATCGACATGCTGGAAAGCGATTGGTCGCCCGCAGGCAACGCGCAAGCTATCAAGCGTGTACACCGTTACGGGCAGCGGCAGAACGTCCACGCCCGGTTCATCACGCTTGCCAATTCGATTGATACCGTCGTAAACCGCATCGTGCGGGACAAGACGGCGAGTATCGCCCAGATTGAGGGGATCACGATGACTGCCAGCCCCTTGACCGTCTGACTACCCGGCAGTAAAACATGTTTACGCAACCTTGAGGAACTCCCATGCAAATCATGTTCGACCCTTCCGATCCAGCGGACTACGCAAAGGCGCGTGTCTGTCTGGACGCCCTGTCTGTTGGCCTCGCACAGATGCCCCCGATGGCAGCACCGCCTGCCCCGGCTCCGGCCCCTGCGGCAGCACCCCCGATGGCAGCACCGCCTGCCCCGGCTCCGGC